CCCCACATTAATAGTAACGTCCATATCTATGTCAAAAGCTTTTGGGTCAACTGGCTGGAAGCGTCCATTCATACGCATCATAGCGCCATCTTCCATATTCTTTTGCAGCAATCTCAGCATTAAGCCAAATAAATCTCTAGCACCATCAGCTAGATTTCTAACCATCACCTCTACTTGCCCTGCTGCGGCCTGCACAGTGGCCTGTACAGCGGCCTTAGTTGTTGATTGCATAGCATCAGGGTCTAGCCCCATAGACGCCCTACTAACGCCTGTCTTACCCTCTACAAGCTGGTCTAGGTATGTAAGTGCGCTTAATGTTTGTCCTGCGGTAAACGGCACAGCTAAATCCTGCACTGCTCCTGCCTGACGCATACGCACAATCGCGCCAATCTCATTGTTTAAAACATCGTCTATATTAACTGCACCATCGACTATACCAACTCTTGGGTTATTTGTCATAGCTACGTTATCTAGTATTCCTCTTAAAATAGAGGTTGCTGCGTCCTGATCGTCTAAAACTAGATCAGCAATACTTCTGCCATAGAATGTGTGCGGTTCTGGGTCTACTTCAAATTTTGCAAAAGGTAACTCGTCTGCTAACTCATAATCTAGCAGCTTGTACTTAGTTCCACCGCATAAAAATCTATGCAACACAGCAACCCCTGTTCCATCAACGTCCATTCTCATATAAGCTTCTGTTAATGTAACAGACCGCATGGATGGATCAGAGCTTGTTTCATCAAAATCACTCGAATAACCTTGGCGCTCGTGTCGCTCTGCTTCAGTCATTTCTGTGCCTGCATCAAAGCTATCTAATTTAAGAATTTCATCTGCCTCAAAGCCCATAGCAATAAGATCACTGGCCCTCATATCAGACCTATGAACAACAACATGAGCATCCTCTAAGGTTCTGCAATTTCGATCTACAAAGAACTCTTCTGGTGGTACACTTTCTATCTTTAGGCAGCCAGCGTATGCTTTTCTTGAGACTTTAGCAGAATGAACAGGCGTCTTCATCTCAACGCCTTGTTCATCCATACTCATTTCCTGCTCGACAGTATGCTCAAGAACCGTTACATCATCGTCCTGCACTAAAAAGGTATACTCATCATCAGATAAGTTTGTGTAAGTGTAAATTTCTGCCTCTGGCATTTCTTCCCAGTAAGCTTTTACTATACCTTGCTTCTTGATTAGCGCATCGTGAAAAGCATCGTTTAGCACTCTATAGCCGTTGCTACGCTGAAACTCATAATGAACATAATCAGTTGCCTGCTCTGCCATGTTCACATCTTCTGGTCCATGCGGCATAAATTCTACTGGCCTTGCAGTGCTTAAAAACACACGCATCAATGATGGTTTAATCGCACGCACAGTATCCCGAACCTTAGTAGCAACTACTTTGCTGCGCCCGTCCTCATAGCCTATATCGACCTCGCCATCGTAGTAGCGTTGAGCAGTTATTCTATCCTCAGATATTTCGCTTTCAACAAAGTCTACAGCGTCATCAATAGCGGCTTGGACAATGCTTTCTATCTCTAGTTCTGTTTTAGCTTTAAGTTCCATTTAGCCGCCCTCTATGCTTGCTGCCGAACCAATAAGTTGCCTAATGTCTTGGTCTGTTATGTTTATTTTCTGTTTAGGTTTTGCGCCCAACATAATTGTTTCTCTAATTTTATTTACAGTTGATTTAGCCAAAGCATCACCAGCGGCCTTTGCTCCAAAACCAGCGGCTGTTCCAAAGATAAAAGCAGGATTTGTTGCTATTGCAGCAATATTTAAAGCCTGCATAAGGCCATTTCCAGTGGGAGATAGTTTACCAATTAATCTCAATGCATTGTCGGAAAGCCTGCCCATAACAAAAGCTTCCATCATTTCCAGTTCTGGGTCATCGAACTGATCTCTCATTCTTTTATTTTGCAATATTTGCTTTGCTGCTTGCCTGTATGAGTTTACAATATTACCGCCAGCCCCTTGAGCAGCCGCAGTAAGCTCAGCTTTCCCTGCTGTTCCCATAACTTCTTCAAAAAGCTCTACTTTTTTAAGCCTTCTGTAGTCACTTCTTGCTGCTTTAATTAAGCTTTCAAGGGTTTCTCTTTTGGTGCTTGGCGTAGACCCAAATTTAATTGGCAAATTATTAGGGTTTATATTGTCAACTGGCGTCTTCATTATAACATCATCAATCTGATCTTTTAAAAATCCGACTCTTGGGTCATAGCCACTTTTTCTATGAAGATCACCTAAGCCAGACCTTAGACTATCTAATTGAGCTAAATTAAATTTTTTACCAGTGTGCTTAATTATTGCCTGCCTTGCCGCATCGACATACTCACTACCAGCAAGCCTTGGGGTGTAAGCCATAAACAATCTTTCACCCTCTCCAGAGAAAGCACTGTCTTCAACTTTTTTTACAACATCACTCATATTTATAAATTTGCCACCATCAGTAGCTTTAGCAACTGCATCATCAAACGCTTTATAAGATACTCTGGACGCATCTTTAGCTGTTTCTACAGCAGGCTTTTCCATAGCTCTCTTTTGAAAAGCTGCTAATGTTTTGTTTTTAACACCTGTTGCCGCAACAGGTGCTAGAAAAGCACCAATAACCCTTGCATACGGCTCCGCTGCTGTTCCTTCAGTCATCTGCCCAGCAAGCTCACTGCCTGACCCAGCCACAACTGATGTTTTCCCAGTTTGAAGCGCCCCACCAAGACCCTTGCCAACACCTAAATCTTGAACACGCTGGCCTACTTTCTCCAAGCCCTCGCCAATAGCTTGCTGCGTTGTTGTGATTGGAACATCATCTGCAAGCGCAGGAAGGGTTGATCTATTTTTTGCTAATGCTTTTCCTGCAATCTTAGCTGCCTTGCCAGCCGCACCAAAAGCTCCTGCGCCACCAGCAAATTCGCCTATAGTGCCTGCATATCTTCCTGCTGTTGTCTTGGCCTCATAATCATCAAGAGATGTTAGACCACTTAAAGCCCTTCCTGTGGCTGTATCTAAAACAGGAATATTATAATCATCATCCGCAAGGCCGACAGCTTGTAAACCCTCCTGCCCCAATCTAGCAACGCCTCTTGCAGCCATTTCGGGCAAAGCCGCTAAACCTATGCCACCCCTGACCGCGCCACTGCCAAGTGATTTTAATGAATCCTCTACAACGCCAACATCCTCACCTAACATCTTCATAAGCGCTGCGTGAGCGCCTTGAGCGTTATCGCCGCTTACTCTATATTTTTTACCGTCTGGTGATGTAATATTAAATGTTGGCATTTAGCTGCTCACTCCATCTCAATGGTATATCCGTCTATGACGGTCGCGTTAGAGTTTCCTTCCTGACCTGTCTCAACATCATTACCTAAAATCATGTTAACTTCCGCTTCAGAAAAGAAATCATAGGGCGTTACCACTTTGTTTGTAAATTTATTTTTAAGACCTTTTTCATTATCAACAATTGCAGCATCAATTATTCTTTTCATTGAGGTAATGTATTCACGCTTAACTCTTTGAAGATTTCCAACCACAATTTCCCTATCTTGGGTTATATCTAAGCTACCCATTGTCGCCCTTAGTGCTTCAAGTTCCTGAACAGCTACCTGACCAAGTGCGCCACCAGTTGGGCTTTCATCTCTCATTCTTTGCAATCTATCAAAACCAATTGTAGCTGAAACTGTTTCAATTGTTTTGGATAAGTTTCTAGCCTCTGTGCCGCCTACGTTTTGAAGAAGTTGACCCCTAAGACCTGTAGCCATTTTTGTTCCCATAGCTATTTCAATAGCTCTATCAATGTTTTCTAGAACTAGCCTTCCAGACCTTGATTGATTAGTAAATTTTTCAATCCTTGCCTGATCTTCTTTTCCTGCTGTTTCCTCCTGCTTACCACCCTCAATATTGACAAGTTTTACATTTTGGAATTGACCCATTTCGTCATATACAAACTCATAATCTTGACCAGCAGGCGGCTTAGTGAGTGTTTTTCGATACTCAGCTTCAAAGCTGTTATCAATCTTGCCTGTAAGCATAAATCTTTCAAACTCAGTAGTTTTGGGAACAAGTCCTGCGGCAATAGCATTTTTATATCTAGTAGTACCTGTACCGCCAGACCTAAGCTCTGCAAGCTTTACATCTCTACTATACTTTAGATCAGCCGCTGTTCTTGCACGATCAGAAGCTCTTTGCTCCGCTTGCATATTAAACATCAAACTGTAAGCGTCTTTTGC